CAAACGCATATCACTTAACAACAGAAAATACGACTTTTTCTGCACCAAGTAATGCGACAGAGGGTGCTTTTATTAGTTTAGAAATTAATTACAATGGTTCACACACTATTGCTTGGAACGCAATATTTAATTTTGCCGCTGATACTGCTCCGACTACAACAGACACAGATGCAAAAACAGATATTTTAGTATTCAGATACAATGGAGCAATATGGCAAGAAGTAGGTAGAACTTTAAATATACCCGAAAGTTAATAGGAGATAATATGTGGGCATTAGTAGAAGATAACACAATAGTAAAAATAATTAATAATCCAAAAGGAATGGTTATTGGAGATACTCGTTATTCAAGAAACATATTTTCTTTTAGATGGAGTAACGAAGAAAGAGAAGCCAAAGGTATTTATGAAGTGGTCTTCAATAATACAAATAAGAAGGATGAAGAATATTATACCAATACAAATCAATCCTTTGCCTTTGCTGATGGAGTAGTTACAGCGTCCTATGGATCAGCGACAGCGAAAGCTCATGCTGATACTTTATTCACTGCCGATGATGAAGATAATGGTCTCGGTACTGAAGGTGAAGTTAAAACTAAAGGTTTAAAAACAATTAAAATTAGAACACTTAAATCTCAAGTAGCTAGTGAATTAGCAAGAACAGATTGGTACATAGTTAGAAAAGCAGATGCTGGAACATCAGTTCCTTCTGCAATTACAAATCATAGGGCGGCAGTACGAACTAAATGTGCTGAAATGGAGACTGCAATTACAAATGCATCTAATACTGCAGCAATAGAGACTTTATATACATACATAGAACAAGATGATGGATCAGTTACTAGACCGTTAGGTAATCTGCCAGAATTGGAGGTTTAATGCCTTTAATTTTACCAGGTAACGTAGCATCAGCAACAGCAGCGGTAGGATATACAGTAGCCAACTCATGTAGGTTTAATAAAGGTGATACTGCTTATATGCACAAAACTACAAGTGCTGGTAATCGTAAAACTTGGACATATTCAACATGGTTTAAAAGAATCTCTTTAGGAACACAAGTAACTTTTGGTCTAGTTCAAGCAAATACTGCTAATGATAATATTATGGCTGTGCAATTGGTAGCGGCAAATACAATGGATATATGGGATTATAATGGTGGTATGTCAGCACAAATAACTACAAATAGAGTATTTCGAGATGTAGGTTCATGGTACCATGTTGTTTTAGCAGTTGATACGACAGATAGCACAGCAAATAATAGAATGAGGCTGTATATTAATGGTGTGGAAGAAAGAGGTGCTGGTGGTTATTCAACAGATACAATGCCAGCTGAAGATTACACATTTAATATAAATGTAGCTGATAAAGCACTAAAATTAGGTGTATATGATTATGGTTCAGTTTCTTCTCCTGCTGATTTTTATTTAGCAGAAACAGTTTTTATAGATGGAACTCAATATGCCGCTTCGGATTTTGGAGAATTTGATGAAGATAGTCCAACAATTTGGAAACCGAAAGATGTTTCAGGATTAACATTTGGAACGAATGGTTTTTATTTAGATTATGAAGATAGTGCTAATTTAGGGAACGATGCCAATGGTGGAACAGATTTAACAGAAGTTGCTCTAGCCGCAACAGATCAGGCGGTTGACTCGCCTACTAATAATTTTGTAACATTAAATCCTTTAACCAATCACAGTAATGGAATTACTTTAAGTGAAGGAAATTTAAAAGCAACTACAGGTGATGCTCCTTGGCAAAATCAATCGGCAACTTTCGGGGTAAATAAAGGAAAGTGGTATTTTGAAGTAAAAGCAGTAGAAACATCTTCGGAGCAATATATAGTTGCAGGCATTCAATCAGATAATTTAATTAGTAGTGAAGCAGGTACTTTTGGTTTCCTTTATAATTATTCTTATGCAATGAAATTTTATGATGGAGACAAGGTTTATAATGAAAGTGATGGTGGAAGTTCAGAAGATTATGGTGATGCTGTAACAGATGGACAAATTGTTGGTGTAGCTTTTGATTTAGATAATCAAAAAATGTATTTCAGTATTAATGGAACTTATCAAGATTCAGGTGATCCTACAAGTGGTGCAACAGGAACTGGAAGTATAACTAATTTACAAAGTGGTCCAACTTACGTTCCATCTATAACTTTGGCACAAGCTACTTCAAATCCTATAGCAGAATTAAATTTTGGCAGTCCATCTTATGCTAATTCTTCAGATGCGGCAGATGCAAATGGATATGGTGCTTTTGAATATGCACCGCCTAGTGGATATTACTCATTATGTACTAAAAATTTAGCGGAGTTCGGATAATGGCTTATACAGCAATAGACGATCCTTCAGCATATTTTAAAGTTCAGTTATATACTGGAAATGGAAGTGCTAATCATGCAATCACTTTTGATGATACCGATACGGATATGCAACCAGATTTCGTCTGGATAAAAAATAGAGATGCCACCGACTCGCATTGTCTTTTTGATTCAGTTAGAGGTGCAACTAAGGTTATTCATTCAGATACAACTGGCACAGAAACCACAGATGCCGATACATTAGATTCTTTTGCTAGCGATGGTTTTCAAGTTGATGCTGATGTTAAAGTTAATACTAATACAGAAGATTATATAGCTTGGTGCTGGAAAGCTGGAACTGCATTCTCAAATGATGCTAGTGGAACTAGCATTGGAAATACTGATAGTTCTGGAAGTGCGTCATCTACTGCTGGATTTTCAATTTGTAAATATACTGGTGCTGGTGCTTCTCTTGATATTACAGTAAAACATGGTTTAGGTGCAGTACCTCATGTGATGATAATAAAAAATTTAGAAGATGCTAATAGCGGGCCCGTATATCATCATAAAAATACAGCAGCACCAGAAACAGACTATCTTAAACTTGATACAGATGCCACAACAGCAGATCAAGGTGAAGTATGGCTCGATACCGCACCTACTTCAGCGATTTTTACTGCTGGAGATTTTTCAGGTTCTAACCGATCTGGTGATGATTTTGTTGGTTATTTTTGGAACGAGGTTCAAGGCTTCAGCAAGTTTGGCTCATACACAGGAAATGGAAATGCTGATGGAACTTTTGTTTACACAGGATTCAAACCAGCTTATATACTTTTAAAAAATACTACAACATCTTCAAGAGATTGGATGATATATGATAATAAAAGAGCGGGATATAATGGTTTAAATAATTATATGGTTGCAAATACTACTGGCACAGATCAAACAGGAATAGAAATTGATCTGCTTTCTAATGGCTTCAAACCCAGATCTACAGCAACAGGATTAAATGCAAGTGGGGTAGTACACGTTTACATGGCTTTCGCAGAAGCACCATTCGTAAATTCAAACGGAGTACCTTGTACCGCGAGATAATTATGCTGCAAAAATTAAGATTTCAACCAGGATTCAACAAGCAGGTTACAGCAACGGGCGGCGAAGGCCAATGGATAGGCGGTGACTATGTTCGTTTTAGATATGCTACACCAGAAAAAATAGGAGGCTGGGCCCAGCTAGGCGATCAAACGCTGACTGGAAGAAACACGGCTCTCCATCATTTTGTCAATGCTAGCGGAATTAAATACGCTGCATTAGGCACAAACAGAATTTTATACGTATATTCAGGAGGAGCTTTTTATGACATTACTCCTCTTAAAAGTACAACTACTTTAACCAGTGCATTTACTACAACGCAAAGTGATGCAACTGTTACCATTACATTTTCATCTGATCATAACATTTCCAAAGGTGATATTATTCTTTGCGATAATTTTAGCTCTGCTACCAATTCTGATTTTGGCTCTTCCGATTTTGATGATGTTGTTTTTCAAGTGGCAACCGTCCCAACTTCTTCAACAATTACCGTTGAAATGGGATCGAATGAATCAGGATCAGGAGCATCCACATCAGGTGGAATAAGAGTTAAACACTACTATTCAATAGGACCTGCCGTTGAAGCATCAGCAGCTGGCTGGGGACTTGGTCAATGGGGTGGTACTGTTGCTGGAGAAATTACAGATACACTAGACGGTGCATTAACTTCTTCATCAACAAGTATTGTTTTGGATAATTCTGCAGGAATGCCTGCTACAGGAACTGTCTTAATAGATAGTGAACGAATTGCTTATACATCCAATACTACTGGAACAGGAACTTTATCAGGATTAACAAGAGGATCAGATAACACAACAGCTGCATCACACTCGGATGGAGCAACAGTAACCGATGCTTCTGAATATACCAAATGGGGCGCTTCGCAAACTGGAGACGTAATCACGGCTCCTGGTCTATGGCACCTGGACAATTTTGGAAACAAACTTATTGCAACCATCGTTGATGGTGCAACTTTTGAATGGAATTCAGATGCAGCAGGTGCAACATCCACGAGGGCAACCATTGTTGCCAATGCACCAACTGCAGCAAGACAAACTTTAGTATCAACACCAGACAGACACTTACTTTTCTTTGGAACGGAGACAACAATTGGAACAACATCAACTCAAGATGATATGTACATACGTTGGTCGGACCAGGAGAGCATTGATGCTTCAACCTCGTACGCTCCTTCAGCAACCAATACTGCCGGTACACAAAGACTGGCCGACGGAACACGGATCATAGCGGCTATTAGAGGTCGTGATGCAATTTATGTCTGGACTGATCACGCTTTATTTATCATGAGATTTGTTGGCGCTCCTTTCGTATTTTCATTTCAACAAGTTGGAACTGGATGTGGATTGATTGGAAAGAACGCAGCGGTTGAAGTAGATGGTTCTGCATACTGGATGTCAGAGAATGGTTTCTTTAGATACACTGGTAAACTGGAATCTTTAGCATGTCTTGTTGAAGATTATGTTTATGATGATCTTAATACTGTTCCAAGAAATCATATTTTTGCAGGGCTTAATAATTTATTTGGTGAAGTGACTTGGTTTTATCCAGGAAGCGGCGCTGCATCTAACAATAGATCTGTAACTTATAATTATATGGATTCAACATCACAGCGACCTGTATGGACTACGAGTACATTAGCAAGATCTGCATGGTCAGACTCACATATATTTGGCAAGCCTCACGGAACAGAATATGATTCAAGTGCAACGAGCGATTCAACAGTTGGTAATACGGATGGTGTTACAACATACTATGAACACGAAACAGGAAATAATCAAATTAAAGCAGGAGCGTCTTCAGCAATCTCTGCAAGCATTGAATCTGGAG